ATATAAAGTTTGATTAAACTAATATATATTTTTTATATTTATCTTGAACATCCATTAATTTGAATTTTATTTTATTTGTAAAACAAATATAGTTAGTTCTATTAACTAATAGCGAATCAACAACTTGATATATTTTTAAATTCGCATCTATTTTTTTAATTACTCTTATTTCTTTAAATAGTTCATTATATATTGTAATCAAGAACTCTAATATGTTCTCACAATATGCACTATTGTTTTCAATTTTTAAATTGGTTATGAAAAAATTATGTAAGAGTAAAATAAATTCTTCGATAATAGGTGTATTAATAAATAAATTATATATGTAATTATTTTTTTCTAAATTTGCTGTGTTTTCTAACTCATAAATTAATGTTTTTTTATAAATATTTATAATAAAAACTATAAAACACTTGTATTTATCATTATTTTTATTTATTGTAAACTCGTCCTCTTGTTTACTATTAGTATTTGTAATATATTTTTCAAAATTTAAAAAATCCTCATATTTCTCTTTTAATAAATTATATAAAAATATATTTTCTAAGGTATAATTTTTAATGTAATAAATATTAAGTAATGAAAAAAAAACACTTACATATATTGAACTATATGTAATATTATTATAACACATATAATCAATTATATATTTATCCATCGAAGATTTATCCATCGAAGATTTATCCATCGAAGATTTATCCATCGAAGATTTATCCATCGAATCTAATTCGTCTATGTTTTCTTGTATGCTTGACTCTAGTAATTCATTATAAATAACCAAAAATTCATTTTCTAATTTATTATAATTAGATGGTGCTAATTTATTTAATAATGCTTTAATATTACTTTTAGCAATATTTATTTTAGTTTTATCAAGTGGGACTTTTCTAACATTTGTTGTTTGTAATATGCTAAATTTATTGAATTTATTAACATTATTGAAGTCTTTGGAACTATTATAATTATCATATTTCTTAAATTTTGATTTCTTCTTTAATTTATTATCGGTTTCTTGGTCAAAATTATTTAATGATAGATCATTATTAAGTGTTACTAATATAGTATTTAACAAACTTTGAAGCGATTGTTCTAAGTTTTCATGTTCCAAAGTTTTATAGTAATTATTAATAAATTGTGTATCGTAAATTAACATATAATATTATAATTAATAAATTATAATACTATTTTTTTAATTATTTTCGTTATATTAATATTTATAAAGTAATTGTTATTATTAATAATACGATGAATTTTATTAACACTCTAATGAATTTCTATGAAGACGCCAATTTAAATACTAAAGAACAATTTACAGATTGCTTTAAGTTGCCCATAGAATATTTAGACATTTCTTCTATTCAATTGTTAAGCAACAATATTGTTAATGATTTAGAATTAGTAAAAGTAAAACCGTCTTTGACGAATGATTCTATAGAATTAGGCAACGCAAATAGTAATAATTGTGAAAACAATACATCAATTAGTAGTGTTAAAAATAACGATGAATACAATTTATATTATCATGTTTTTAATCCAACTAATGCCTTTGAAAAAAACATTATTAATAGATGGTCTAAATATTATACCAACAATGTAGAATTTTTATCAGAAACTCAAGTTTTATTAAAGAATTATACTACTTTTAAGAAAGTAGAATTTTTAGAAGATAAAACTGCCATTAAAGATCACGCACTATATACTAAATGTGAAAAGATTATATATGATAATGGATTTATAAATAATTATCAATATATTGATATACCATTATTAAGTAAGTATAATAATAATAGTTTATGCTTACAATTGTTGAGTATATATAATCTTTCTTCACCCGTATTTTCATTGCTTATTCCAATATTATTTCTGTTATTACCCTTTTTTATAATAAAACTACAAGGACATAAAATAACATTTGAACTATATTTTGATCATTTAAAAAAGGTATTTTCGAATCATATTATTGGGCAATTGTTTTCTTCATTTAGTGATACCAATTTTACAAATAAAATTTATTTGCTTTTTAGTTTTGGATTTTACATTTTTCAAATGTATTTAAATTTTACTAGTTGTATTAAATATTTTACAAATATTAAATATATCCATGAAACTTTATATGACTTAAAACATTATATTGTGGGTTCTTTGAATAAATACAATAATTTCTTGAAGTATTCTAAAGATTTAACCAATTATAAATCATTTAATGATGCTATTAATACAAATATATCTATTTTTACATCTTATTTAGACGAATTAAATAAAATCACACCTTATACCTTAAGTGTCAATAAATTAATAGAATTAGGACAATTAATGAAATGTTTTTATTACTTAAATAAAAATGTAAGCATCATTAATAGTTTGTATTTTTCATTCGGTTTTAACGGTTATTTGAAAAATTTAGAAACATTACAAAACTTTATAAATAATAACGTTATGAATTATTGTAATTATGATAACTCTAAACCTACATCATTTAGAGACGCATATTTTGCTAATTTAAACAATATTGAAAAGTGCGAAGTAATTACCACAAATAACAAGAATAAAAACGATGAGCGTAAAATTGTAAAAAATTCATATTCGCTGGATAAAAATATAATTATTACTGGTCCAAATGCTTCAGGCAAGACTACTCTGCTAAAATCAACATTGTTTAATATTATTTTATCTCAACAAATAGGATGTGGATTTTTCAATAGTGCCTCTGTAAAAATATATGATCATATTCATTGTTATATAAATATTCCTGATACAGGAGGGCGCGATAGTTTATATCAAGCAGAAGCACGACAATGTAAAAATATATTAGAAACAATAGAAAATAATTCTACTAAAAATCACTTTTGCGTATTTGATGAGTTATACAGCGGGACTAATCCAGACGAAGCAGTTGATAGTGCCTATGGTTATTTAAATTATTTAAATAAATTTAATAATATAGATTATGTTTTAACAACACATTATACTAAATTATGTAAGAAATTAAATAAACAAAACAATAATTTCTACATGAAAGTAAATAATAATGCTACCGATTTTGAATATACTTATAAAATTAAAAAAGGTATTTCAAAAGTAAAAGGCGCAATGAAGGTTCTTAAAGATTTAAATTACCCAGAAAATATTATTACAACTATGAAAAATTAAATAATATTATTCGTTAAACAATACTTAAAATAATATAATTAAACATTAATATAAATGTCATTTTTATTTAAATTTATAGATTCGGGGTTTTTATTAACATTAGGATTAATTTTACTAATAAGTGGAGGAATTATGTTATATTGTTATAGGAGACTAAATTTATTAGAAAAAAGTGTAATAGAGCATGGTAAAATTTTACAAAATTTTATTATAAATTATAATATTCAAATGCAGCGTCTCTTTTTAGCAAACAACTCGGTTGATATTAATAAAAACAATGATACTACTATTGATAATAATAGAACAGAATATGTGGAATTTGATAAAATAAAAAAAATTAATTTAGGAGAAAAAATATCTGTTTCCGACGAAGACGATTCGGAAGAAGAAGATGAAGAAGAAGATGAAGATGAAGATGAAGATGAAGATGATGAGGATGAAGACGAAGACGAAGATGATGATGACGAAGAGGATGATGAAGATGAAGATACAAAAATTTCAGAAAATTTAACAATTTCTAATAATAAATTGGAAGACTTAGAAGACTTAGAAGAATTAGAAGACTTGGAAGACTTAGGAGAAAAATTATCAAATTTAGAAAATATTAAATTAAACGATCAAACTATTTCGAATATTGATGACGAAACATTTCTAAGAAATTTACCTATAAACTTGGATTCCTTTACTTTAGAAACAAATGATAACCCGAAAATCATAAATTTAGAAAATATTGATAATTCAGATACTAAAGTCGGTGAAAGAAAAAATTATTCAAAAATGAAAGTTGATGATTTAAAAACTTTGGTTGTCACTAAAAATTTAACAGATAATGAAACTTCTCAAAAAATGAAAAAATCTGATTTAGTAAAATTATTACAAAATCAATAGTAAAATATAGTAATAAAATATAGTAATAAAATATAGTAATAAAATATAGTAATAAAATATAGTGTTTATATAAATGATGGAGCGAGGTATAGTCATGGTAATTCATTCGGTTTTAGTTGGTGTGTTATTATATATAATTATGATTTATGGTCTTGGTCAAAGACATATTGTTGCTGAAAATAGAAGTATTTTGTTTGCTGCTTGTGTTTTAATATATATGGTAATGTTTGGTCATGGACTTCCAACAAAAATGAATCCTGATTTATTTTAAAATAACTTTTATAAAATCTGTAAATTATATTTTATAAAATCTGTAAATAATTAATATTATTACATAATATAATATTAATTTTATGAGTTGGGGAACTTGCTATAGTGGTTCGAATAATATTCACTTCAATTTTCCACCTTTAATGGATGATACGAGATTATTTAGCAATTATTATTCGTCTGTTCTTAATGACAGTGTTTTTCAAAATAATAAAAATATTAAAAATAACAGTGATTACAGAAAATATTTACAAGTAAATGCGGATGTTATTATACAAAATAATCAATATATTTCTTGTATTGAGTGCGGGGCAACTTCAAATTATAAATCGGAACCTTTGACTAATGTACAAAGTCCCTATATTTTTAACTCAATTTTATCACGCGACCAACCATATGGATATGAAACAAGTGATTTGAAAAATGTATATTTGTCAAGACAACAATTAGATGCTCAAAAACATGTTTCAAAGTATATAATTAATGCTAACGAATAAATTTTTCTATTTTATAATATTTTATAATATTTTATAATATTTTATAATATTTTATAATATTTTATAATATTTTATAATATTTTATAATATAAAAAATGACTTTTCTTGATGACTTAATGGCGCCTTTTGGCAAAGAGCATTGTATGTTTTTTTATTATTTAGGATATTTTAGTTTAGCAGCAGTTCTTTTATCGGTTATAGGAATATTAATAGCTTTATATAAAATGAATTACAAATTACTTGGTTTCGCAATATCCTATTTTTTAACCTTTATACTCATGTATTACGTTTATAGATTAAATTATTCAGTATGTTTGGGTGCTTATAAATAAACTTTTATTATAATATATATAGAAACAAATGTATAAATATTATATATAATATTAATAATATATAATATTAGTAATAATAAACATTTAATACTAATGAAAATATTAAGCGTAGATATTGGTATTAAAAATTTAGCATATGTACTATTAGAATGTGATGTTATAGATAAAAAAAATACTGCTAATACTAATACTAATACTTATACTAATACTAATACTAATGTTAAAGATTTTAAAGATTTTAAAATTATAAAATGGGATGTAATAAATTTATGTAACAAATTGATTTCATGTAATCAACAATGCTGCTCAAAAGAAGCCAAATTTCATAAAGATAACGTTTTTTATTGTAAAAATCATACAAAAAAAACCGAATATAGTTTGCCAACATGTAATATTAAAACTTTACATAAGCAATCTGTTGCTAATCTCTCCACACTTATTGAACAATATCAAATTAAAATAGAAAAACCTATAAATAAAGCTTCACTAATAAAATTACTAGAAGAATATTTAAATACAACGTGTTTTGAAGCAATTGAAACTGTTAACGCAAACAATGTAAATTTAATAGATATAGGAATTAGTATAAAAAATGAATTAAATGAATTGTTCAAAAATATTGATTTATCTAGTATAGACCAAATCATTTTAGAAAATCAAATAAGTCCTATTGCTAGTAGAATGAAAACTATTCAAGGTATGATATCTCAATATTTTATAGATTGTAATAATTATAATATTAAATTTATATCAGCAACAAATAAATTAAAACCATTCATTAGTAAAGAAAGTAAATATTTAAGTGATTATAAAGATTATAATGATGTTAATGACGTAAAAGATGGCAAAGACGTTAAAGATACCAAAGACAAAAAGTTATCATATAATGAACGGAAGAAACTTAGTATTTATTTTACAAAACAGCTATTAGAACATAAAAATATGTCTCATGAAGTTGCTTTTTTTGTTAAACACTCAAAAAAGGATGACTTAGCAGATTGTTTTTTACAAGGAATTTATTATTTAGAAAATTTCAATATATTAAAATAATTAACAATTAATTAACAATTAATATATAATATATATTGCGGAGTATTTAAAAATTAAACTTCTATTTTTATCATAATAGTTTTAATGGATATTATAGAAATAGAACCTGAAACTTTAAACATTGATAATTTTCAAATTCCAGAATTCAAGATAAATGATTCGAATATAGATAATGAAATAGAAGATATTATAAAAAAACCCTCATCTAATTTTGGCGGTGGTATTGAATTATTAATGAATGGAAAAAGTATAAATGATAAAAAAACATCAACTTCAATAGATATTGAAGACATTACTACTTTAGAAAATGAATTAAATGATTTAACAGATAATAACAGTTCAAGACATTTTGACGACAAACTAAAGTTAAATACTAATAGTAATAGCAATAACAGCAATAATAGCAATAATAGTAATAATAGTAATAAAAAAGAAATAAATTATGGGCAATCGACGGGAACTAATAAAAAATCTATTTTTGGAGGGTTATTTGGTGATTCAAAGAATAACGGTGCCAATATTAAACCAGTTACAAAGAATGATGAAAATGATCCAATAAATTTAGGTAAATCAACGGCAAATATGAATGAAAATAAAACATGGGATGGATTTGGTAAATTCAATAATGTCCCTATAAATTTAACTAAGGCACAAGAAAAGCCCGAATTAACTAAAGAAGAGGAGTTAAAAGAAAAATTCAAATATTTACGAAAGTTAGAAGACCTAGAAAAAAAAGGGGTTTCGCTTAGCAAGCGCTATAATATGGATTCTAATTTAAATGAAATGATCGGGGAATATGAAACTATTATTGCGGAAAAAGAAAAATCTAACGCGATTAAGTTTCAAGGAAAAATGTTGATGGCTTGTATAACCGGATTAGAATTCTTAAATAATAAATTTGACCCTTTTGATATTAAACTTGATGGTTGGGGAGAGCAAATAAATGAAAATATTGATGAATATGATGAAATTTTTGCCGAATTACACGAAAAATATAAATCTAAAGCGAAAATGTCTCCTGAATTAAAATTATTATTTCAATTAGGTGGTTCAGGAATGATGATTCATATGTCAAATACATTATTTAAATCTTCAATGCCAGGTATGGATGATATTATGCGTCAAAATCCAGAATTAATGAAGCAATTTACTCAAGCAGCAGTTAATACAATGGGTCAATCTAAACCCGGACTAGGCGGATTTATGAACGGACTATTTGGAAATAACGGTGCTAACCCAGGATTTGGAGCATCTATGCCCCCAAATGTAAATTCGGGTCCGCCACCGCCACCGGTCGAGTCTAAATTGCCTGAACGCAGTCAAAGAGTACAAAATATAATAAATCGCCCGGATATTATGTCGGCACGCGGAATGGAAATGGATAATGGCGAAGGTAATCCTTATAGTGAGCAACGCATTACACGCCCAGAAATGAAGGGTCCGTCGGTTGCTCCTCCTAGTCAAAATATTGCGTCTTTATTAAGTGGACTTAAAACTAAACAGGTCGATGTTAATGAAAAAAGAAATAATGAATCTAGCACTATTAGTATCGAAGACTTGAGAGATTTAACAAATGCTAAAATACCTACAAAATCTAAACGTAGGCAACGCAGCGACAAAAATATTGTGAGTTTAGATATTTAAATTTAAAAAAATTTATTATTTTTAATAACATATATTGTGTTATATATGTTATTATGATTGACTAGTTGTTTTTTAGTTGGTTTTTAGTTGGTTTTAGACCTTTTTTTTATAGACCTTTTTTTTATAGACCTCTTTTTTATAGACTTCTTTTTAATAGACTTCTTTTTAATAGACTTCTTTTTTCTTCTTAAAATTAATTTGCGACCTTCGGCATTAACATAATCTGTACTATCAAATTCTTCGCTATTAATTCTAGGGTCTGTTTTCTCTAATCCCAAATAAGGAGTATCTTCTGGTTTAATTGTGATTGAATCACTCACAATTGGTTGCTCCTCTTCTTCTGTTAATTCTTTTTCTAATAAATTTCTCTTTTGTATAAGTTGTCTTAATATATTATTATACTTAATCTTTCGTGCTTCATTTATAAAATATAATTCAGCATATGGTTCATGTTTATACTCATAATATCCTTCAAATATTGAAGGATGCCCTCCTGATTTTGGATTTATACACATACTAATTGTTAATACAGCATCAACATAATTTTCTTCCTTTAATAGTCTATTAACATAATCTACTATTTTAGTTTTATTTTTTTGAGCATTTAAATATAATGGT